CTTGGGGTGGTAGAGGTCGTCGGTTCAAATCCGGTCACTCCGACCAAAAGCCCAAAGTGCGGTTGTTAAATTAATTATCTAATTGTTTTTTCATTTCCAACATACCTTTCAAGTTTCAATATAATAATTTCAAATAAATATTAATCATCATAACAAGGTACAGAGCAATTCTCACAAGCAGGAGAATCTGTAAGATAAAATATACATTCCTCACAGTGGGCATAACAACAACAGTTATCATAATCGCATACCTTATCGGCACATTTGCCATGGTCAGTATTTTCTTTACACCAAAAATTAAACTCTTTCATTTTAAAAGCTCCTTTATTATTCAAATTTGAGATTATTCACAGCTTTGCACATCTGATTGAAATTGCTATGTACATAACGCTGGGTAGTTGTTATATCAACGTGTCCGAGCAATGCTCTAAGGGTTTCAATATCTGCACCGCACTGAATAAGATACGTTGCATAGCTATGTCTAAGCTTGTGCGGAGTGAGATACTGTAAATCAGGGTACTTTATTTTCTGTTGCTCATAGAACGCTCTGTAGAGCCTGTTATAACGTCTAAGGGATATAACTGTATGCGTTATAGGTGAAACGAACAGAAAGCCGTCTGAGACGTCCTGAGAGCGTATCTGATGAAGAATAGCTATTGCATTACTATGCAAAGGGATAAGCCTATCACGGCGTGATTTTGTGGTCTGTACAATCCTATCACCGCATGAAGTATGTACGAGTGTCTGACAAACCTTAAGATACCTGTTATCAAGGTCTATATTATCCCAACTAAGGGCGAGAAGTTCACCACGGCGGAGACCTGTCCACAAGTCAAGCTGAAACATTCTGCAAACGCTGCTATCATCATCAAAAAGATGTACAAGATTATCAGGGCTGAAATATTCAGCTTCTTTTTTTATACGTTTTGGAGGTTTAACATAGTCGCAAGGGTTTTTGTCACAATAACCATTAACTATAGCTTCACGGAATACACGTTTTAACAGAAAGTATGCACGACGTTGACGTTCGTTGCTGTATGTAAGCGTAGATTTTAAACAATTCTGAATATCAATAGGCTTGACATCTGTAAGCTCCATATCGGCTATATAACCGAAGTGTTTTTGATTTATATAGTAATAGTCCTTATAGCAATCATAGGCTATCACATCAACGCAGTATGCGTTATAGAACATCTCAAACCATTCTTTAAAAATCATAGGACATCATCATTTCCATTCTCTTTAAGATATTGAAGTATATCATTGCAATTCTTTTCGACCTGACTTGAAAAGGTGAAACTGCTTTCATACTGAAAACAGACATTAGCACGAGGGGGAGAAACTATAGGCAAATCATCTTTAAAGTCTGAATTGCAATAGATTTCTTTAGTTTTGCGGACTATGTTCTTGCTACTCCAGAAGAACTTGCCAAAAATCTTTTTTACGTCCTTTGTTATGTACTTTGTGACGTAAAAAGCTAGATTAGACATCTGTCCGTAAGTCTGAATAGCTGTTGAGAAACCATAGCGCCAATCAGACACGTTATATACAACAGGCAAATCAGATATAACACAGCCGAGCTTATCACATATATGCAGGCGCTTTATAGTATCTATTTTAAGGGGCTTGTCATGACCCTTAACAAGACGTGTACCACTATCAACGAACTTAAAGTCACAATCGTTTATAAGAGCGTGACAATGTATACCGCCTTTTTTGTGAAACTCAGGAACAAGGACATAACGCAAGCCTTTACGTTGAACAGCATTATCAAACCAACGTTTCAAGGGCTTAAAGACTTCCCGAGGGTCGGAGCGGTCAAAATCTTTACCGCTGAATGTTATAGTAAGAAAGTACTTCCAATCATTCTGATAAACAATATCAAAGATACTTTGCTTTGCTCTTTGAACACTATCGGAACGAACTTCACCGCTTTGTGACTGCTTATCTTTAAACTTGCGAGTGTCAAGCATATCAAACGTTATGTTTCCGTTTTCGTCCTCATACTCAAAATAACATATGTAATTTTCACGAGCCTTTTTAAGTTGCTCTTGTCTTGAACGTTCGTCAATACTATGCTCATGCTTGCAGTGATACTCAAATGCAGGGTCTTTAAAAATGTGTCGGTCAGAACGTGTTATAGTATAACTGCCGTCACGATATTCCTTTATCTTTGTATTACACTTGACCTCTTTAGAGGACGTTTTTAGGGACATTTTTAACACCTCATTTTTAAAAGTGAGTACTTTTTGTGGCTAATATCAAGTAATAGCCACACGCACCGCAGGGCGGCGCAAGCGCTCGCCCCTGCGGTCGCTCGTGGCTATACGCCACGCCTTTTTCGCAGACTTCTGCTTGTCTTTCTATCGTGCATTATGTCACTTGTGACATCTACTCCACGATTAGCAAGTATTTCCGTGTCGCTGATATACTCCTTATCAAGCATATTATCTACAAGCTGAGAAGTATCATAAAGCTGTCGGCTCTGATTAGTCTGCAAATACAAACGGCTGTAAAGCTTTTTCGGCATATATGACTTATTCTCAGTATATGCCTCATACTCGTCTATATCGTAGGTTTTGACCTTAATAAGGCGTGTATAAGGGTGACGGAATGTAGCACGGCACGTTGACACTGTAGCCGTTATATCACGTATCTGCTTATCAAGCAGATTGAAGCGTTGCACTGTAGCAAGTATCATCATTTTGCGCTTTCTACATTGACAAAGGTGCTGAAAAAGCGGTTTAGGAACGGCTCTTTTACCACCTGAAAAATCTCGTGAATTGAAGATAGTGCCTATCTCATCAATCACCACAATACAATTTTTAGGAGCGTGCAGGATATCTTGTGCGGAATTAAGCTTGTATATATTCGTCCACTCAGGGAAGTTTTGAAGATTGATATTTGTAAGTATAGACAACTGAGGATAACGCACGCAATAGTTATATGCTATCTGAGCGAGGGTTGACGTTTTACCAGTGCCGAATTTACCAGTATAAAGGTGTATGCCCCAACCTTGAAAGATAGCGGAATTATTGAAGTATGCACCGAAAAGGTGGTCATACACCTCATAGGTAATAAAAGGCGGTATTTGTTTTATGTAATCAAATATAATCATAACAAATCACCTACACAGCACTTGCACAACGTGTCATGCGTATCATCACATTATAGAAAAACTTGCAGAAGATACAGAGCATAACCACAGCGAATATAAAAGCCATGCCGAGAAGCAAAGCGTCATATCTATTCATGACTTCTTGCGAAAGATCACAGCCCATTGACTTCAAAAGTTGAAAAAATGGGTTGTTTTCATCAAACACTATGTGTACTTTCATTATCGTTCACCTCACTATCATTAGTTTCAACCGCAGGAACGGCTTTTATTTCAACATCTTCACCGAACATAAGATACTCAATAAGCTGTTTTCTATTTCCGCTGAACTCATGTTCAGCCTTGAACCTTTTGAGGTCAGTGAAGAAACCTATAACACCGCTTATGGTACAGACCATAAAGCAGACGGCAAGTATAAACAAAACTAAGTTAATCATTTTTCTACCTCCTAACGAGCCATACAATTGAAGCTATCATAAGGACAGCAAGAACAAAACATATTATATTAACCATTATAATTACTCCTATCGTTTTAAAAGATATATAATGAAAGCAGCAGAACAAGATAAAACCATACTACCGACTACGACAGAACCAAGAGAAAAAGAAAAAGAGCCAAAATCAAAAGTATAAGACATACAGAGAGTTAAATTATAAAAGATAGCTTTGAAAGCATAAATAATATCCATACACACCACCTTATTTAATAAGATTAGAAACAGCATTAAAAATATACTGAGAAATGTTACGGCAGGCAGTAAAGCCAGTTGAAAAAATAGTTTCAAGAACAGCGTCAGGGATAAGATAAAACAATATAGCAGATACAAGAATAGCAACTACACGCATAATATACCCCCTTATTGAATGACATACTTAATAAGTGCAAGTGTGAGAAATGTAACAAACCATGCTGTAAAAGTAGCAATAAACCAATCAGGAAGAATACGGATTGAAGCAGTTAAAAACTCAAAATATGAACTAGAAGTTGAGAAAATAGACGAAAAGTCAGTATAATCAACACTAGCAAAATTTTTAGAAAAAGTATTATCTTTATCATGCTTCTTCTGTTCTTCAAGTGTGCGTTCTTCTGATAAAGTACCGTCTTTATTTACTGATTGATAAGTACCAGGTTTAACAGGGTGCATTGAATAATCAAAAGGGTTAGTTTTAATCATATCAATATCATTGCCTTTGCCGTCTTTAAGCGGAACGTATTTCGGATAACTATCAAAGCTGAATTGAGCAGTATAAACAGAATAACAATCAGATTTTGAAAAATAATCAAGATAACCAGTATCATCAGTATCCCATTTATCAACATTAATATAATCAATATTATTAAAGTTAACACCATTAGGACCTCTATCAACACTATAAGCTGATTTAAAGCTACCATCAAAAACAGATTGACCGCTTTCCGTAGGGAATAAAGTTTCACAAGTAAGGATAGAATTTAAAACGGATATAACTTCAAACTTTTCTGCATCTATATTTTCAAGAGGTATAGAAAGCTGATAAGTAGGCAAATTCTTTATAACAGCCTGATATTTTTTATAAGAGCAATTTTCAGAAACAATATCAGATTGCATTGTATGTTTGAAATATTCTTTAAAATCTACAGTAAAGTACGGATACAAACCATTAGCATAAACAGCCGTACTAGTTGAGCCGTCTATATCTCCATTATCTTTATCAACAATACTATAACGTTGTTGAGATAGATATGTATATACACTGTTTTGTGTAACAGTTCTAAGAGGTTTAGAGGGATCTGAAAGAGATATAAAATAAATACACTTAGATTTACCACAGCCTGTTAAATCAAAAACTTCTGCAAGATTTTTTGTACCAAGAATAGCTTCAATACTTTCACTATCAAGTTTTCCAACTTCAACATTTAATTTCATTTCAGCATAGCGCCTAATATACCAATCAAGATAATCTTGATTAAGAGTCAATGTAACATCAATAGACTTTGTTTCATAATCAGAAGTTTTACGTTTAAGATTAAGTTTCAGGTCAGGACTATATGTAACAGAAAAAGGAGCAGGAACAGCGTTAGGGTCAGTAGGTGTTATATCATCGCCGTTGTTAGTTATTTTAATATTAGATTTAAAGATGTGATTAGGATAAGAATGTGATTGTTCATCATCATCAACATATAAAGAAAAAGAAGATACATCAACATTAGCACAATATTCTAAATCATCTATGTCAGAGTTACCATAGTCAGAAACACGAGCCTTAATAAAAGAATTAGTAAAAGATGATGAATAGCGACCATGTGTAAGAATTAATGTATCATTAACCAAAATATCATCAGGAATAAAGAAAATGTAATACCACCAATAATACTGTGAACTATCCTCAGAATATGTCATAATATAATGAGAATTTTCAATATCAATATTGTTATTTTTTGCATAATCAATCATTTGTGAAAATCGTTTCACACGAATAACGTTACTAGACGAACCACCACCGCTAACATCATCAGCGAATGCAGGAACGGCACAACATATCATCACAACAAGTGCAGAGAACATACACAACACTTGTTTAATCTTTTTTCTCAATTTATCAACTTCCTTTCAAAAAAATTAAGCGGAGCAATTTGAATTACTCCGCTTATGTAAATGGTTTTGCTTATACAGCGTGTCTGAACTTTGCGAAAAGTCCTGCACCTGAGCCGAGAAGAGACAGACCTACAAGAATTGCAATAGGTACATTGCTTGTCATAGCGTCCCAACAAGAACCAAAAACAGTAACGGCATTACTAAGCATTGTTGTTACAGCTTCCATTATTAGCAAAACTCCTTTCTTATTAAATTTTTTATAACAGCGGTTTCACCGCTAATTATTTTGTGTTGCGGTGAAGTGTTCCGTCTGCATTGATAACGGTGATATCAACAAGCTGAGAACGTCCGTTAAAAATCTGATAGTTCAGCAATACATCACAGCCGAGAAGCTTATTGAAATCCTCAGAATTTCCGTTAAGTCTGATTGCATTTTCGATCGGTATTTTCAGCGTATCGACCATTTTTCCATGACAGTCGGGGTTATCAACTTCCTGCAGAAGCTGAAAGACGACCTTTTCAGGGCTGTTTATCTGCTTGCCCTCTATAACTCCGTTAAATGCTTTCTTTTTTGTCCAGCCTACGATAGTTGTTTTCATGTTTTTTTCCTTTCTGAGGTTTTTCGGCTTTTCCTCGTGCCTTTTCCATTGTGTTTCTTTTTCGTGTCCCTTTTGCCCCTGCTGGCGCTGGGGCGGAACGGCAAGCGACTTCATTCGCTTTGCTCATGAATTCCATTGCCTATTTTTTTAACTTAAATTTCTTTTCGCTTTGCTCAAATAAATTTAATTTAAAAAAATTCCATGGGACACTTACGATTATCAAATGATTTGCGATAATAAACATAAGATAAACAGATGCTCACCCGGTGGCTTCTTTAGTGCCAAAACTCTAAGAAAGTTTCATAGAGTGCTACCTATTATGCTCACGTTCACGGCTACTACCTACCATTCGAGACTTTTCCGTTTCAGGCTGTCGTCATTCACCGATTTAATCGTAGTTATCTTTATGTTCAATTAATCACTTTAAATCATATGTGATTTAACAATATCATTATAAATCATATATGATTTAATGTCAACACTTTTAAACCATATATGATATAATTTTGTGAGAATAACCAATAAAGAGGTGATAAAATTATAAATAATTACTATTTTCCACGATTAAAAGATTTGCGAGAAGATAAAGACCTAAATCAAGCAGACGTAGCAAAAATAATAGGAACAACACAACAGTACTACGGACAGTATGAAGCAGGGAAAAGACCAATACCATTTGATAGAATTATAACATTAGCAAAGTATTATAATGTTAGTATAGATTACATTGCAGGATTAACCAATGATAAGGGCGGATTACATAACAATAGCAAATACAACATCACACAACAAAACAACAATAGTGCTGTTATAAAAATTAAGGAGAAATAAATGTTTGGTTTAGATAAGACTTTAGCATATATACTTATAGGACGAATTATCATAGATGCGTTAATCTTTTTGCTTATTATTTATCTAATCTGCAAATTTCTTGACCTTTGCAAAACTGTTAATGAACTTTCAAAGAGGAACAAGGAGCAGGCGGAACTATTGAAACAGCAAAATGAAACGCTTGTGAAAATAGGACAGATAATGATAAAAATTAATAAGGATAAAGAGGAGTAATCATGCTAGAGGAATTATTTCAAAATGCTGAAACAGCGACGGCTATAATTATAGGGTTGAATATAATTTGGATAGTTATTGTTATTGCCCTGATTATTTGTGTTTTCAACATATCCATAAGACAATCACATCAGGACAGAGGACAAGACACCATAATAAAGCTACTGCAAAACATCTCCGACCAACAAGAGGACATACTTGACGAGCTGAAATACCTCAATGACAGCAATGACATAGACCGACAGGAGCAAGAGGACTACACAGAGCCGAATGACTATCAAGACTTATGAGTGTCGCCTATCGGCGAGAATACAAAATGCAGACCACTACGGATTAAAGTTGAGAAGCGGTGCTTGCTTGTCACTCCGATATAACACAATCAGAACAAAGGGAACGCACAGACTTACGACAGTGTGCAGACCTGCACCCCAGAGGTGGGCACGTGGCGATGTCACACAAAGTTTTTCACTGCGTTCAAAACTTTGGCGACCGCCACTCAGGCAGGGGGCAGGCAGGGCGCACAGCACAGCTTTATGCGCCCTGCACCCTCAAAATTTCATGCTTCGGGCATAAAAAAACACCCTACGCACTTCGTGCGTGGGCTTGCGTGGGCTTGGGGTGGTAGAGGTCGCCTGTTCAAATCAGGTCACTCCGACCAA